TGGTACTCCAACCCGAACAGAGCGTTCAGACCGGGAAGGAGTTCCTTCATCATTTGTGCGCGTGAAATAGCCATGATTATTTACCTCCTTATCCCAGGGGCTGCTGAATTGCAGCAGTAATCCACCGAACGTAAACGTCCGGCGTCGTAGAAGAAACGTCGTTCACACCATCTTTGCGAACACCAACAATCACACACGGTGCGTTTGAACCATTAGACGTGGCTAATGCAATGTTCATGGAGGAGTTACCAGTAGTAGTACTCCCTCCAGACCCATTACCCGGAATGTTCAAGTAGCCGATGTACTTGTCATCCCAAGCCCCGTCGCCCTGCACCATGAAGATGTTATTCGTAAGGGGAGCAATAAACGCTTGGCATTCCGTGTTGCTTGCAGTGCCGTCGTAATACTGACCCCAAGTGGGACGCCCCGTCGAATCAACCCAGCGGGCACCGACGAGAATTCCTAGGGAATCATTATTATCTAGCGGCGAAGCATTCACCGCAATACCTGCCGTAGCGGCAGTGGTATTCGGATTGTATTTAACCGTATCTCCATTGAAGATTGCGGTTCCATACAAATCCCCATCGATAGGAAGTTCAATGAAGCCGCCATTGTAAGTATTGGCACCGCCTCTCTGAACTGGCCTGAATCCATAAGCCATTTGGCTATCTCCTAGATCTATTAGATCTAACTAGCGATAGCCGACAATGGTCTTTCCATTATCAGTCATCGCCAAAACTAATTCGCGACCGCCGCTCCGGCTGGAGCATAGGCATACGCGAATCTTGCTCTCTGAAGTAATTGCGATCAACTGCTTCCATTTGTTCTGCAACCTCCTTCATGGCGTGCTGCTCGACTTGCTTTCCGATCTCACTGGGTCGGGAGCAGAGAAGTAGTCCACCAATCAAAACATTGTCAGGATACTGACTACCTCGATCTGAAATAATCATCAGCTCAGGGTAATCAGTGGCAAGAACAGGTTCCCATCCTTCTCGCAAAGCTTGCGAAACATTGATGTTATCTGCCTCACCACGCATGGATGCTCTTACATAACGAAAGTCCAAACCCTCGCGAGGATTGGGTGACGGTGTAAGTGCCGCAGGTTTCCACGGCGTTTCTCGCATCTGAGTATCTCGATCCTCCACCTCGCGCGTGCGAGGGGAGTTTTCTTTTTTGCTGCGCGACTCAGTCATTACCTAATCTCCTTCAGGAGCTGTTTGGCGTACTGTTCTGGTGACAACCCAAGGCGCTTCGCGAGGGCGACCTGAGTGGAGGTTAGTTGCACTTTGCGTGGCTTGTTTGAATTGCGCCCAGCAGGGGCGACCACGGTTGGAGTCGGGGAATTCGCAACGGGCTCCTCTCTAGCCTCTTCGTTCCCAAACCTGTCAGGAAACACCTGACGTATTCTATGATCAATCTTATTGTAATACTCGTCACTCTTAGGATCAATACCTGACTTAACAAGACTAGAATGCACTCCATATGCGAGTGAAGTCATCTCCTCATCAGATCCAAACCATTCATTTTTTGACATCCAAGAAGATAGCTTTGGGTCTTGCTGTGCCGGAGGTGGCGGGGAGGGCTGTCGCAAATGATCAGGAACAACACCCTGATTAGATTCGACAAACTCCTGCTCTCTCTGCGCGCGCATCAAAGATTCTTGCGCTTGCAACAACATGTCCGTGTTGCCTTCCTCGTAAGCGTTCTTGTATTTACTACGAGCCTGAGCGAGTTGAGCCTCATTAGCTTGCTTCATTTGCTGAAGCAGAAGGTTTTCACCCTGACCTAATACCTGACGAAGCTCTTCGTTTTGCCGATGCATATTATCGGCATAGCGAATCGCTTCCTCTCTCATCCTCTCAGCAGATTCTTTATTCCTCCGCTCTTCATGGAACTCATACTTGAGTTTGTTAATTCTCTTCCCAGCTCTTCCGCTGTACTCCTGAACCTCATCGTCACCAGCCTCGTCAACAGATTCGTCGCGAGGGGCAACTTGATCTTCATCGGGTCGATCATCAACAATCTCTACATCAAAATCGTCATCCGACTGAACATCAACAATTGGCTCAGTCAAAGCATTTCCCATCAAGTCACCAAGCTCTGCTTCACTCATGCTCTGACAACTCCTCGCGGATCCTGCACAACCGCTTCAACGGAGTCATCATTGATGACCCTAAACTCCTTGCCGTGAATACGAAGTCGCGTACCTGAATAAGCACGCATCACGATCCAATCACCTTCGTTACACCAGGGTCCATTCGGGAACCGGCTCTTATCTGCATAAGCATCCGGCCCAGCCTTTAAGACAAACCCAACAACACTTGCGACGGATTCAGCATCTCGTCGTTCATCGGGAATGTAAAGACCACCTTCTGTTGTTTCCTCGACACTCGGTAGAGCAACTAATAGACGGAACCCACTAGGCTCCGGCAACTGCGAGGCACGATCTCCCTCGATCTCTTCCGGCATCACATTGCTGTACTGAATTGCTTCAGTCACTTTGACCACCTTTTTTGCAGGAGTTTTAAGGGAACTCCAGTAAACCCTATGCGCTCACTAGAGCGAATCATCTCCTTCAACGCGGGACACGAGTCTCTTGTACTCAGCCATTGCTGTATCGAGACCACGAAGGAAACCGCAAATATGCTTGTACTCCTCCATCGTCTTAACCGAACCAGCGATAACGGCATCCTCGTGACTTTGCTTGATGTCCTCCAGTGAACTAAGGAAGACCTCGTCAAACGTAGGCACTAAGATTCCTCTCCATTATTCTTGACTGTGTCTATACCTAGTTTGACTCCCTCTAGGATCTCTCGGGAGTCAATCTTCTTTTCGTCAGTTGCAGCCTTGAGAACATCAGAGAAGACCTGCGCCTCAATCTTGTCTTCTTCTTTGAGCGCATTCGTCTCGATACGTTGTCGTTCGACACTATCCCTCGACTGAGCCTTGGCTGCATCCAGCTCCAAGCGAGCCTGACGCTCTTGGACTCTAGACATAATGTCTTGCTCTTTGAGCTGAAGCTCACGCATCTGCATTTGGATAACTGGATCCTGCGCTTGCTCTTGAGCTTGTTCCTGCGCTTGGTTCGCCATCGACTCCTGTAGCAATCTCTCGGACGCCTGAGCGACGAGTTTCGACAACTCCACCTCGACATCGTCAGGAAGCGGCTCATCGGGCGGGGGAAGAGGAACGCCGATTTGATCCTGTATTTCGTTTCGATACTGAAATGCAAGATGCTCAGAAACATGGGCCGACAAAGCAGCCTGCTTAGTCGCCGCATCTGGTGCCATGGAAAGAAGCTCTGCCAGTCTAGGCTCCTGCACTGCGGAGAGGTGAGCTTGGATGTGCGCCTCGTGATCCTGCCACATAAAAGCTTTAACAGGATCACCAAGGATAAGATTCATATTCTCAGTGACTGGATCTCTTGCTGGGACTTCATCCTCCAGCGGAACGATCTGGTCAGCATCCTCAATCCCTAACACATCAATCATCTGTCGATGAAGCTTCGGTAGGTCGTACAACTGAGGTGCTGTACCAGCTAACTGGAGAGCCGCTTGATACTGCATGATCCTCTGAGCCATCGTGGAGGAGTTGGGATCACTTACGGGAATGACATCGACTCGGTCATCGAAGTCCTCTGGCTTCATAACTTCATCGCCATCGAGGTCATACGGGTAATCATGCGGAGAATGATCTCTTACGATCTCTTCAAGGATCTTAAACTCATCTTTCATTGAAGCGTGGAGTCGAGCCTGAACCGCTGTCATGACCTTCATGGATCGCTCCATGAGTGCAAGCGTAGTTCCCACAGGTGCTTGCTGATTCATGTCGCTAATATTTAGATCCGTCAAGGAAGCAAACCTGCGACCCTCCTCGACAATGTTCCCAAGTAGATTCGTCAGGACCGATGATGGTTCCTTGTAGGGGAGGAACGTAATGTTCTCCGCAATGGAACCACTAGGAACATCAACATCCCTGAACTCACCGGGAGAGATCGGCGTATCATCTCCCCGGATTCGCAACCCTCTGGACTTCAAGCCACCGGGAAGATTGTTAAGAGTACCTGCATCCACCAACTGACGAAGGATTGACGTGGCCGACTTAGCGATACCGCCAATCATATGAACAAGACCAAACCCGTAAAATCCAAGACCGGGAACGTATTCGTAATGGACGAAGTGATTCCGACGCATGCGATTCTTGTCGGACTCAACCCAGTTCCGACGGATAGAAAGAATCGATCTAGAGCCCTGATCAATCGTCACTACATAAGGAAGCGCGATGCCTGTCTCTTCACAGCAATCGTCAACATCCTCGAATCCTTTAAGATCAATATCGACATGCATCTCAAGGATTGTGTGGCGTGCATCTTCATCGTAGCTGGGGCTTTCGCCAGTCAACTCATCATACTTCTCTTGGATTCGACCCTCAGAGTTTGGGTCATTAGTCAGGTCTACGTCGCGGTAAAAACCACTTACCTGAAGCTTGCGAATATCATTCGCTCCACGCTTCATGACGTGAGTGATTCGCTCGCAAGTCATCAACGAGGAAGCGCCGTAAGAAACGACGAGGTCTTCAGACGGGATGAACATCGCACAAGGGCGGTTCATGTTGGGATCCCAGTAGACCTTGCGGAAAGCAGACCCGGCCAGGGGAAGACTAAAGAGAAGCTTCTCCGTCTCCGGTCGATACTCCGACATCACCTCAGTAGTGAGGTAGTTCATAAAGTTTTGAATGCGGTGAGACTGGCGCTCTTTCTCGGGAGTCATCTTGCCAACAATTCGAGTCTTCACCGGACCACTCGCCGGGAAGATCTCGCCAATCGCTTGGCTTTGGAAACGGACTACTGCTTCAGAAAGAATGGGATGCGTAACACCGCAGGCACCTTCCCAAGGAGAGGTCCGATCATCGATCTTCATACCCAGTTGGTCGAGCCCCTTGACGTAGCTTTCCTCCCAATCCTTCCGACTGTTCTTATCCCCGCGATACTGCCCGACAAGTTCAGAAGCGAGCGCACCTAAGTCTGCGTCCTCCATGACTTCAGCAAGGTTCGCACCAAAGTCAACCTCAGCCATCATCTGGGCATCAGGGTCGAAGTCAATCAGGATACCGCCATCTTCCGTTTCGATGACAACCGCTTCCCCCTCTTCATCCATGGGGAGGCCCTCATCCATCGAAGGAGGAAGTAGGTCTTCAATCGAGACCGGCATCTCTGATAGTGCTTTTTCTATTGCCAATGAAAGCTCCTAAATAAGCCTGCGTCCGTGGACATCAACTATCCCGCCAGTAGCCATATTCTTCGCAACTTTGCGGTTTCTCTTCAACAATGAGTCCAGAAGAGAGGTAGTACGCAAACTCAAATCCTCCTCATCACCCTTTTTTGGATAACCCGTTCTACCAGCTTGAAGGTGAAGGTGAGGAGCAGTTCCATGCGGCTTCCCCTTAACGAATTGCCTTCCATCTGCCCGTATACCAAAGTTCTGAGCTAATGGCTGGAGAATGTTTTGGTACATCTCCCAAAGCTCATCCTCACCCGGCTGCTCTCCTTCTTCACTATATCTAATCACGAAGTCATGGGATGGAACGCGAGTATGGCTTCTTCCCGAAGAGACTTCATTGCCGTGCTTATCAAGAACTTTATCTTTCCGATAGGCACTCGTATTCACAAGGGCAAAACCGGAAGGCAATGCGTCGTCTACATAATCGACGAATCGATTCATGTTTTCCCAATAGGACATACCGTCATCGTCATAAAACGAATCGGGGGCCGGATTAATGAACCGGCCACCGCGCGTAAAGTCTCTCTTACCTTCCCCCACAACTTCCCTACTTCTTGCTCTTAGAAATGTTACGAGTCATCTCCGAAACCATTCGGTCCATAGCTCGTCCTTTACGGAACGGAGTGCGGCTACCTACTAGCCCACCGCCCATCATCCCCACAATCCCATCCGCAATACCCGATGTCTCTACTACGGTTTCCGAACTAACGGGATCCGCAACCGACCCTCGACCCAGGAAAACGCCTCGGGGGCCGAATAGCCGGTAGTCCGTGATTGAGTCTCGTCCAGTAAAGAGAGGGGATTGTGAACCCAGGAAAGTCTTTCCGATCCCGTCGCGTCCAAGGAACACAGTATTCGAGCTTCCGGTAAAGGTGGGGCTGGAAGACTCACGCCCCAGGAACGGAGTAGGACTAGGTGTCTCTTGCCTTCTGGCACTCGACCTACCAGCCTCTGGGCTGGAGTAGTAATCGATTAAATCTTGATTCCCCGGAGAAAGTCTTCGACCAGCCCGCTCCTCCGCATCGAGGTGTCGTTCGTATGCTTCCATTCGCCTACTTTCAGGCGTTTGAGCGCGGCGATTCGACCGCTGAATAGGAGTCATTGGCCCATGCCCAGTCCATGTTTGCGCAGCAGGCAACCTGTAACGACTATTCGGGGTAAGAAGAGTGCTGTAGGGCAGAGACTGACCGGTAGAAGCTGTAGGGCGGGTATCTGAAGGCTGACGGAAGTAAGGGTCGGGGGGAATTGGCCGACTTACTCCCGAAAATCTTCTCATGGAGTCCTGGGGAGAAGAAGGCCCTTCACTGTAGAATTCAAGAAGATCCCTCGAAAGGGGATCGAACCTACTGCCTTCAGGTCTAGCTCGACGAATTCTTTCTCTTTCCTCAGCATAAGGATCAACCCTAGGGTTAAGTTCGCGAAGAGCCGTGGGCCGCGGCGGGAGAGGTCTTGAAGGGTAGAGATTCATTAGTAGTAGTCTGCTTTGATCGGCATAAAGTCTTCTTCTCCATCCTCATCAGAGTCGAGCGGGAGGAACCCCCCCTGCCTGAATCGGATCAATGCTTGAGTGGACGCATCCACTAGGTCGTCGTGTTCGCCAGCAGGGAACGAGGCAAACTCTTCGACCACTTCTTCAGCAAACCTCTTCTGAGGACGCCATACAATTCCCGAAGCGAAGAGGTCGGCGACTGCGTTCACTCTTGCAATCTTGTCGTTCCCTCTGGACGGAGTGTACTCCTGAACAGGTATGCCTACTGCTCTCATTTCAAATATCAACGGCATGCCCGCTGCCTTGCCTTCGACGATGAGGGCGTCTGGTTCCCACTTCTTGTAATAGTCCAGAGCGAACTTCTTCAGCTCTGGGAATTCCATTCTGTCTTTGAATGATGAAAGAAGGATCAGGTTGGGTTGAAACTTCCCATCATCCCCCTCTCTATAGAAAACGCCCCAAGTCGTGCAGGCCGAATAGTCTGATCGTTGCGTCTTGAGGAACGCCGTGTCCCAGGATTGGATGACGAACTCGCACTGCGGCGGATCGTCCTCTTCCCAGATGTTCCACCACTCCCTCTTCACGATTGCCCCCTCTTCCGAGGTGGGATCCTGTTGGTACTGGGCTTGCCACTTCGCAGTGGGAAGTTCAGCCCTGAGCTTCTCAAGCTCTTCTAGTTTCCAGAACTGGGGCCAAAGAGCGCTGCCGGATGGGAGGATGGCGGGCAGCTCGATCACTTCCCATTCATCCGAGCCCGACCGTTGAACTGATGACTTTAGAATCTGACCAGTCAGATCCCGCTTATGCCAGCGGGTCATCACGATAACAATCGAACCACCGGGTTGTAGACGCTGACGAGGGCCGGAGGTGTACCACTCGTGTGTTCGGTCAAAAACGGAGGGGTCCGCGCTTTGACCTTCCTGCTCAGAATGAGGATCATCAATAATGAGCAGATCTGCGCCCTTACCCGTTACAGCGCCCCCGACCCCGATTGCGAAATATTCTCCTCCTGCACTGGTGTTCCATCGGCCTGCGGCCTTGGAGTCCTGCCTTAAAGAAACGCCGGGAAAAACTTTTTGGTAGTCCTCGCTACCAACTAGATTCCTGACCTTTCTACCAAAACCTACTGCCAGCTCTGCTGTGTGAGCAGTCTGGATAACTTTCTTCTCTGGGAAGCGCCCCAAAAACCATGATGGGAGAATGTAAGACGCGAACTCAGACTTCGTGTGGCGCGGCGGCATGTTTATGATCAGCCGCTTTAGTTCCCCGTTAGCCACTCTCTCAAAGGCTTTAGCCATCAACTCATGGTGGCGCCCCTCAATAAAGGACGGCCAGACTGTGTTGACGAACTTTAGATACTCCGCTTGTCCTTCTTCTTGGATCCTGGCTTGCTCGTGATTCTTAACAAGCCTGTGGAGCTTCTTGACATGATCAGGAGATAACTTGTCTAGGTTATCCAGAAGAGGCTCAAGCCTAGCTAGATCACTCGTAGTTGATGCCAAGACAAACCTTTGACCAGAACGTCAGACTCTTAATACATAAGTACTGGAGTCAGATAATGAATAACCAGAACATGACCAGACTTGGTAGTCAGACTCAGCAAACAGAACGGCTCAGGGGCATCCAGCACCTGAGCCTGAGTAACCAGAGTAATACCAAACTCTGGAGATACATATGAGTATTGCTTCGCATAGTGAGTATAACATATACCCCCCCTTGACTGACAAGCCCCTGCCTGAAGAAAAATCTACACCCGGCACTACCCTAGGAGTCCCTAGACCGTCAAGATGAGTCTCAATATACTCTGTCATTGTATAGTGTCTGGGTAAACGGGAAATGACTTTTCTATCTCATTTACAATCTCATTGACCTCTGCGTAACTCAGTACCTTGCCATGCCTATCCTAGACTTCACCCCAACTTTACGAAAATACTCATTATGCATATAGGGTACCTTAAGACATCTTAGATCATTCTAATATATTGGGATTGCATTACTGGTGTGGAGAAATGGGAATAGGGCATTCCTGTGAAAACTGGGGATTGTTTGCCCAAAATAGTATGTAGATAGTAGCGCTACGCATTTCTCGCAAAGGGGGTTCGGGGGGTCTGCCTAATACACATTAAAGTTTCAACCTCCGGGCCACTTCTCACACAACAAACTAATACACATCCATGTGTTGTTAGTATTAGTTGGATCAATCTTGTCGCTACATCAAGTAACCTTCCGGCTCATCATCTTCATCATTAGGCGGTGAACTAACCCTAACATCACTCGGCTCTACTAGCTCAGCCTCAATCAAACTAACATTGTTGTTAGGCTTAGGGTTCACAACCTTTGCTTCTGCTTCAATCGCTTCGCGCAGTGCTAGCTCTATCTCGACTAACACTTCGGCGTCACTCATTGCATCGTCCTTCACTTCAATTCGTTCAACGAACATTCCAGCATCTTGGCCGAGCAATCTCAAAGCTGTTAGGCGGTCGCTTGACCTATCCGCGCTATCAGCTTCGCTCCACAATCTTTCCCGAACCCGTTCTCTCTCGCCTAACGCTCGACGTTCTCGATTCGCTAAAGCCTTCGCTCGATACTCATCCGCATAACTAACAATACCGGGGTGCTTCCACAACCTAGACGCCTCGTTAGCCTGAGACTTCTTAGCCTTAGGCGTGTCCCCAGATACGTTATAGCTTTGGCGGTATGCGGCCACTAATGAAGCGCATTCACCCGATAGGATGAGATCGGCAAACCGTCTCTGCGGTCCCGTTAGTTGACGTGCATCGCTCTTATTCTTCTTTCCTGACATCGCCCCTACCTTCCAATGCTCCGGCACCATTATGAAGGACATGTCAGGGGTAATTCAATGCATGAACCTTGTTACTCAATATTGTTTATTAGTGTCCTTGTTACTCAATATTGTTTACCGTTATCATTGTTACTCAATATTGTTTATTAGTATTAGTTCATCACATAACACTAACATTGTTAGGTGAAAAACGTCTAAAAAGTATCCAAAAATGCAATTCAAAGACTTTCGCCCCACTTTCACCATTTTCGCCTAACAACGCCTAACAAGGGTGGTTTGCACTACAAAAACGAGGCATCGGGTGATCAAAGGTGACCGATGTTCATAATAAAATAAAACGCCTAAGTGCTTGAATTCAAAGGGGAAAGTGGTGTTATGCGTGAAGAATCCAAAAACCTCAATAAAATCAGGTACATAAGAGTGATTCTGGTTTGTCAATAGGCAAAACGCACTTTGTTGCGACCCACTAAAACACAATAAAACGTAATGAAATCAAAGGGTTACCCGAAAGTCTTCTTTCTATATACGCCTAAAACGGGTTTAAGGGTAACGAGATGCCCTAGAACCGGATGAACCTAGAGGGCAACATATAGACACGTTGCAGGCATGCAGCGAGGGGGCGCGCGCGGGCCATAACCGTTAGCAAGCCTCCCACTAGCTGGGTTCGTAGCTCGGCGGTGCCGCCTAGAGCGGGGATGATTGAATCGGAAGCGCCTTAGGCGTGAGGGATTCAATCGCGGATACGCCGACGGCTCTGGCGCACTATGCACGCGCTATCACTCGGCCCCTATCGCAGACCCCCACTCTAAGGTGGATAGTTTCAAAGCGGACTAACACTCGACACGCTCGTCGGTTTAGTCTCCGCCTGCCGATTCTTTCTAATGGTTTGCAAAGCACACTCCTCGGGGTGATCGCCTAGCACAGCATGTAGCGTCATGACTGTGCCGGTCTGATTAGATGGTGGTTGGTTGGTGAGTGTTAGTTTAGCTTTGTAATCAATAATGGGATCCCATAGCGTGACGCGACGAGTGCCGGAAAGGAGTAGATGCATAAGGGGCATGACGCGAGCGCACCGATCCCAATCGATTGAATGTTAGTTGACGCACTATGAATCAGTGCATGCCATCGGCTTAATCATTCACGGTATATGATCACATTGGTATGGCCTAACGTCGTGAGACGCAGGAGCCCAGCCATTTTCTTTCATTACATACCGTGATCAGCCTAGGGGTTTATCATCTGAACTATCGTCGCCTGCGAAAATATTACGGGCTGGCGTTAGTCTGAAGGATGACTGAACCGATAGCGAAAGCGATGACCTAATAGAGTGGCATGCTTTGATCATAGGCGCGGGACGAGACTTCCAAACTAACACTACATCGTTTAATGGTAACAAGCTGAGACGATTCACCAATAAGTGAGCCGGTAGCGATTGGTCTAGCAAACCATCGTCGGCCATGACCTAGCATTGAAGTTCAATGTATTGGATGTCGAAGCCATGACAGCTTGAGCGGAGTTAGTTCAAGTGTTACCGAAACCCTTACGGGTTTCATTGTATTGGCATGTTATGCATGCCCGTACATTGAAATGCGTAAGCACTTCAATCAAACTCAAACCAACGTGAGGAACTAACAGTATGTCTTTTGAATACCCGACCAACCTTTACTCAGCAGTGGATCTTTTCACTAACGGGAAGACGAAGAAAGTCTCTGACCAAGAAATACAGCTCAAGGTATCACCTAACACTAATCTGATACTGTCACTCGACGAGATGAACGTCCGATGCGTCTATCTTGGAGCAGACGTTGTCACATGGAACAGCGACGGCACTGCCGAACTCGATCATCACGGGTGGAAGACGGCGACGACTAAGCGCCGCATGAACCAGTGCGGGTTCAACGTGTACCAGTCGAAGCATGAGTGGTACATAACAACCCAAGCGGGAACATTTGCATGGGGTGATGATCAACGGATCTTCGTCGATACCGACGGGATGGTCCACTGGGATAGTGGGCACGCTCATAACATCACGGCAGCATAAAATTAAACTGATGTCTCAACATAGAAGGCACATGTCGTTAGGCGTGTGCCTTTTATTGTTGATGCATGAAGTATCAACTCAACACGGAGAATTAACATGCTTTCTTTCATCTGCCGAAAAATTAATGATCTATTGATCCGCATCGGAGCCTCGCCCTACTACCTGCTCAAAGAGAAGGACGAGATCGTCTACTCAAAACTTACCAATCTAGATGATTTCGATTTCTAGAGCTGACTGTGACAACGTAGGAGGCACATGCCGTTAGGCGTGTGCCTCTTATCGTTGGTGCATGAAGTATCA